CGTTCACATGCTGAAAGAGCTAGCACCGATGACAGTGCCAGCCCTAACAGGATAAATCTTTGGATCAATTACTTACTTACGCCGAAAGCAGAATCCTTTGGATTGAGCCAGCGAAGAATTACGGGCAAGACTGCCGCGATTCCAGCTGACGCGATTGCTTTTGGATCTGTGTTGCCTGTGGCATAGACAGCTATTGCCGCTGCCAAAAATGAGCGAGCCCATGAAGCCGCCATTGCTTTGAAGTTTGTCATTTTTTAGTCTTCTCCTTTTTTTTCGGGGTTTGTAGCTTTGGTAGGTCTCCCGAAAACTCGACAAAGTCCGGACGCCCGAAGCTGACAAATAACGAAATGTGACGATCCTTGACCATGACCATTCCACCATTTGCTTGATTCTTGTCCGAAGTGTTGCCTTCGATTGTCTTGACTGTGTCTTTGTTGACTTCAATGACTCGAGCCACATGCTCCGGCTTTTTGCCACCGCTGAAATTCATAAAGCCCAAATCTCCGACTTTTGGAGTCTTGTGCAATTTATTCATTTCCTTATATGCAAGCTCTCCGCCCGGAGTCCAGACAGTGTTCACGACTTTGACGCCAGCTTGCTTCTCGCACCAATTTTGGAAAGACCCACACCACGGTTTTCCATCAGCTCTGAAAGCTTTACCGTATTTGGTGATGTTGTCGGGTGTCTCCACATAACCAATCTCCGCGATCATAACTTCTAGAAGTCTGGCAAGTGATCCTTTAGGCGATTCCATCTTTATTCCAAAATGATTGAAAGTTCGTCCGAAGTTAAGCCCAAGCGTTGCAAAATATCTTCTCTTTTAGCGATTTTTGCTTGCAATTCAATTTCTTGCAATGCCTTTGCTTCAATTACAGCGTTATAGTGGGCAAATTCTTCATCGTTCATCTCACGATCAATAACTTCGTTTGTCTCTGAATTATGAATTCGGATTAAAGGTTTTGTTGTTTTACTCATTATTTAACTCCGTAAATTAGGACAGTGCCGCCGAGTGTGTTTGTTGAGCCAGCTTGAATGTTAATGCTGGAGATTGCTGTATTGGATCGATAAGCCCCGCCGCCCAAAATGCCTTGATTTGTTGCAGTGGTGTCCAAAACATATCCGTAAAATGTAAAAGGCTTAAATGCAGTCGCGTCCGAATAATTTGAAATGTTCATGACCATATTTGTGTTCGCATTTACGCCATCGTTGAAAACGCCGTTATGAGCATAAATTACACCATCAACGAGCGACCACGAAGCGGCTCCGCCTGTCTTTTGAGCGTAAGTGTTAGCAGACGAGCTGTTTGGGGAGATACCAAAAAATGAATCTGCCGAAGTAGTTACATTTCTAAAAACAATTTTGAGATCAACATAAGCCCCTGAAATTGAACTTATTGTTACAGAGTTCCCGGATAAAGTTGTGGTTGATAACAATGTCAATCCGCCGACGATTGGAGTCTGCCACTGGAGACCGGTAGCTTGACCCGAAGCCGCCGTTAATACCTGACCGTCAGTTCCTACGGCTAAACGCGCAGGGGTATCATTTGCAGTGGCTCCAATTAAATCGCCTTTTGCATCGACGATTGCGTTTTGAATTGCGTTGGCGTCGTCTGTTGTGACCCAAATGTAATCAAGATCAGTGTTCGAATTCTTTGACAAAACTTGCCCGGTCGTGCCGCCTTTCAAATCAACGAAAGAAGTGTCCACGCCATTCAAAGATGTTCGAATTGCCGCGGCTCCGTCTTTGACGAGATCGGTGTCGTCGGGTGTCTCCCACCCAAAGTTTGTTGTCGTTGCCATTTTGTCCCCTTTATGCGACCGTCGTCGCGTTTAACCAGTCAAGTGTATTGCTTAGAGTGCTCCATTGTTCGGATATTGGCACATCGTCCCATGTGAACGCCTGGAGGCTAAAAGCGATCGGCGAGAGATTGAGTGTCAATGATAAATTGCTGACGCTTGCATTAAAAGTCCAGCCTTCGACAAACCCTTGAAATTCTCCGTCATTCATATTGTTAGGCAGATCCACGATGTTTAATGGCAGACCCATGAAGACAGCCAAAAGAGTATCCCGATCGCCGTCGGTTATATTTGGATTTCCAAGAGCAAAGGTGATTGAGTCAAACATTGCTCGGGGATTTGCTCTGAGAGTCAAGTAAAAATCGGCTTGCGATTCCGCGTCCGCGCTATTGTGTAAAGTCGTTTGAATTGATTGCCCAAGTTTTCCATAAGTTGCAATCGATAACAGATCTTCGGCTTCAGCCGTCCCGGCACGCCATTCAATAGCAATCGAATTTCGGACATCGCCCGCCCGCGTTGATGTTCTTAATCCATAAGCGAGAGCGTCGGTCGCTGTGACATCAAGATAACCGTTGGCTTGTAGATAAACGCTTCGGTGAGTGCTTTCGTTGTAGTTGATCCGTCCGGCTGAGTCTTCGGATAGGTAACCGAGTCCGGAAGTAGCGAGAGCCGCGACCAATGAATAAATGTCGGTAATGTCTGCCGTCCGGGCTTGCAATTCATAATTACCATTGTCAATCTCGCCCAGTCCATTGTTTTCGGCATTTAACCAATCAATTGCTGGATCATAAGTATTCCATTGGAGTGCCGCTGGCACGGCGTTCCAATTATCAAACAAAATTTGGCTAAGAATTGTTTTAATTTGTATCCCGTCAAGATCCTTTGAAAGCACACCTTCGGTCAAAGCTTTTGGTAATCTTGACAAAGCTCCCAGAGCTGTCAGATTAACGGTTTGAGCAATTCCATTTGTGCCGGAAGAGCTAACTTCCACAATAATGTCTGTAATTGATCCGCCAAAAATAGGCACATAAGTCCCGGTTGAATTCTGGACTTCGATTGTTATGCCTTGATTTATTTCAGCGGTTATGGCAGAGCCATCAAGATTTATCAATGAGACATTGCAATACCCGGCGACGGGTTGCGAATAAATGTCTGTGCGTCCGGAAGTAATCGTTAAATCTGCCAAAATGACATTTTGATATTGAACGCTGTTTATTTTAACGCGCCAGACTGGCGTCCAAATACTCATTAAAAAGTCAGAGCCCCAGCACCAAGAGCCCCGCGGGCTTGTGATCGATTAAGCAATTGAACGATTTGACGAGCTGTGCCTTCCGGATCAATTGCGCCATTGACGGTCAAATTGATGGTCGTGCCTCCACCCATGCCGTTTGGAATAATTGTGCCGCTGGATTTAGGCACAAATAATTCAGCTCCGCGCTCACCTACGACATAAGGTGTCCCAGCGTTTACCGATCCGCCATTTGCCCGGAAGCCGCCGAATGTTGATGAGATTAGATTGCCAATGCCGCTTACAAGTGGATTTCGGGCGACTAGATTGATGAGATTGCGAATCGCCGAGACAGTTCCATCAATGAACCCAATGAGCCTTGAAAAGCCTGTAATGAGTCCAGAAAGCAAAGTGCCCACAATTTTAAGAGCTCCACCCAAAACATTGCCAATCACCGGTGCTAAAACCTCAGCAACAAATGAAGCAAATGTTTTTAGCGCGCCAAATAGCGGGGCAAGATTGTCTTCATTGTTTTTAATAGTTTTTGCAATTTTTCCAAATGCTTCAAATAGACCATCAAGAATTGGTTGAAAGAAATTTACGATTCCGGGTATTACAGTGTCCGAAATAAAACCCCACCATGCTCCAAAAATTGGTATCAATACATCTTTGAAAAATGTCGCTAGATTTGCAAAGACTGGCGCAAGTTTCTTTCCGATTGTTTCCGACAGTTGTGTGATTCTCGGAATTACATTGTTGACGATTCCGCTGACGAGCGGAGTAATCGCGTCGAGCACAAATGATCCGACTGTCTCTTTACCTTCATCAAATGCGACTTTGAGACGATCCATTTTGCCCGCAAATGTGTCGGCTTGTTTTGAAGCTTGACCTTCGAAAGTTTTTGCAAGCGCGCCAGTGACCTGATCAAAAGACATGGTCTTGAGCTCTGCCGCTGAGATACCAATTCCCAGTTTGCCCAGCGATGTCGCGTTTCCTTCATAAGCTTTGCCCAGAGCATTTGATACAGCTTCCAGAGACTTTCCAGAGCCCGCCGCAATATCGATTGCAAGTGATTGCAGTCGTTGAGCTTCTTCGACATCTTTTGTCGATCTGACTAATCTTTCCAGCGATGGACGGAGCTCATTATCGGTTAATCCAGTGAGAAGCGAAGTCTTTGTGATTTGCTTTTCAACAGCTGAAATCTGGGCATTTGTAGCCCCGGTAGTATTTTGAAGAGACGCCGCAAGTTTGACTTGTGCCTTTTCGTCTTCGATTGCCGCTTTGACGCCATCAACGAGAAGCTTGCCAGCGTAAGCCGCCGCCGCCGCTCCAGCGATTGCAAATGCCGCTCCAGCCTTCTTTGCAAAGTCTCCGACTTTAGATCCAAAGCTTTCGACTTCATTTGTTGCGCCTTTAACTCCACGCTTTAGCTCATCAAAATCAGCGTCAAAAGTAATTTTGATTTTTGGAATTCCAGCCATTACGCCACGCCCCCTCGTTTAGCGACTTCTTGAATCATCTCGGCATATTCCTTCGCCACGATTGGCACATAAAACTCAACAGCTGGCGCAATCCAATAACCCTTTGAATTAGCCCGCACTTTGAATCTGTCTGAATATGGGCGACCGATTGAGTCAATGCCGGGGTGCGATCCGTATTCTGTGCCCCATAGCAATGCTCCAGCGGGTGCAGAGTTTTGCTTTGTCTTTTGTCCCCTTGAATTCTTTTGCCCGCCATACTTGCGACCGACTTTTACACTGCCGCCAATATCAACACGGATCAGACGATCGCGTGGAGTCTTGATGGCTTTTGAATTTGCAAGAAGCTTTGTTGCTGGCGCGGGTGCTTGATTAGCTGACATCATAAGCTGTCCGGCAAGTCTCTGAGATAATGGTTGAGCTCTTGTGCGGACTTCATCTTGCGTCTCTTTATCTAGTGATCGCAAAACCCCAAGCAAATCTTTCAGCTGGCGTGGATCGACTTCGATTGCATAAACGCCTTGTTTAGCCGCCGCCATTTCGTCTCTCCAAAATCTCAAGTGTGGTCATAATGTCTTCCGCTGTCTGCCACTCTGTCTTTGGGAGACCCGTCGCGATGGCGAGCTCCCAGAGAAGACGATTTACGCTTCCAGCTTCAAAACTTTTGGGTCTTGACTCTCCGTGCTTATGTCGGAGACGGTTTCGATCCAAGCTTCATACGGTTTGACTGGCTTTCCAGCGGCTTCGCGCTTCATGGCGTTATATGCCAAGAAAAGCAAATCGCTGACCCCAATCTTGTCTTGCGCTTGTTGAATTGTGTTGCCTGTCTTTTGTTCCCATTTAGCCCACTCCGGTGGAGCGGCGATGTAAGTCGCCGACTCCCCAGAGCTGTATTCGATTGTAATTGCAACCTTCATGCTCCCGTTTTCCTTATCTCTTAGCTGAATGTCTCGGTTGGTGTTCCCACGACTGTAAAGCTCATGCTAACAGTCTGAGCGTCTGGGCTTGAACCGCCCACGCTAGGAAAGATTGGCAAAACATTGAACGCAAATGTTGCGCCAGTGACAGCGACCATTGAGACCGCAAGTGTGGTGTTTGGTGCGGATTCTGCCGCCGCCCATAGAGCTTCACAAAGTGAATCTGTTGCGCCCCAGTCTGCAAGCATTTCAAGATCAAAAGTCCATTGCTTATCGATTGATTTGTAAGCCTTCGAAAATAAAGTGTTATATGTTTCGATAGTTACATCTCCGGAAAGTGTCGCCGCTGTGGCTTGCTCTCCGTAGCTTTTGGTCGCGATCGTCAAGGTGATGTCGCGTCCGGTTATGACGGTCGTTGCCATTTTTGCTCCTAGGTTTGTGTGTAGTAGGTCGAGACTTCGATCTCACTTGCGAGCACTACGGCTCCGCTTGCGAGTTCGACTGGGATTGGGTTTGACACCGATCCAAGAATGTATCCAGCGGGCAATGCGCCAAGCACGCTCATCGCTAATTGCTCAAGATTGTCAAGAGCTGATGGATTGTCATAATTTGCAACACCAAGAGTCACGATTAAATTGACCTTTACTTTTGTGACGGATTTGCCAATCAAAACGGTCTCCAGATATGGAGCCGCCGGGACTATGACCGCAAATGGCACTTGTGGAGCGGCTGGCACGGCGTCATAACAATTCGCGGCGACTGAGCTGATGGCAGTTTTCAAAGCACCGCGCACATTTGTGGCGATAGATGATGGCATTACATTGCCATCGCTTCGGTGTCAAGTAATTCGCCTAAGAGCCCAGAGCAACGATTCAAAAGTGATCTGCCCATTTTGAACGGTGACGGGGCAAAATCCTGTCCCTCGATTTGCCCGCCCGCCGCCGTCCGCGATTGGAATACTTCAATGCTCACGACATAAATTGCAGACTCGACCCGAGGATTTGCCGCGTAGAGATCGGTCGCTGAATATCCGGAAAGAGTTGCTTTACCCGATGGGATTGATTGGCGTAAAGTCACATCGCTGGCAGTAAGCGCAACGGTAAAAGCTTTTGGATCAATGACACTTGTGACAGTAAAAGTTGCGCTGAATGGAGCGGGGAGCGAGGTAACGATTGCGCTCTGACCCACTGAAAAATTGTGCGGAGTCTGTGTGTAGAAAGTTGCAACATTTGACTCAAGTTTGTAAGCGTTCACAGCTGACGCATGTGATACGAGAAGCGGCAAAATTACGCCCTCGGCTGTGTTAATTATTTCGTCGAGATAGGCGTCATTGTATAAAGAAGAGCTCACGCCCAAGACTGATCTCAGCTGAGTGGCTGTGATAATCGCGGGCATGAGCTTTCCTTTCGTTCGACTCGGTCAGTTTCGGGAGCGACCCTGACCGATGATTATGGTTTTACTTGTTGTTTCGGAAAGCTCCACCTGCGAGCTTCACTGCACATGCACCAAATGAATAAATGCCGATGGTGATTGAACCGTCAGCTGTTGATTCAGCGCGTAGTTGATACTGTGATCCTTCATACCATGTGTAGGCATTTGGGTTGACGATAATCATTGAGCCGTCATCAGATCCAGCCGGAGCGGCGAAGTCTGCGTAGAGATCAAGACCCCCAACATTTCCGCGAAGACTGTCCGGACGCAATGCGCCGCCAGCGTTCATCGGATTTGCGGCGATGTAGATTGGGCGACCATTGTCGTTGAGTGACATTGTGTTAGCCCATTGTGACGCACCCATGATGATGTTTTTAGCAAAATCTTGAGTGTTTGTATAAACGGAAGCCGCACCGCGAGAGACATAAGCAATAAGCTCTGCCGCTGTTGGAAGTGCTGACAATGTTGTGCCGTCGATTGTTGCATTTGATACAAGCAAGCCGTTGACATAGGCGTTTTGTGCCTTAGCCATTGCTTTACCCATATTCGCTAATAATTCGTTATAAAAGAGGGGCGACGTGCGTGTAAGTAGCTCCACCGAAAATTTTTGTTGTCCGGCGAACTTCTTAACATCAACGCTCAAAAATGAGCTGTTTTGGTCTGTCTCGTTGAAAATTGCGTCTTCGGCAACGACCGCAACAGTCGGAGCCACTGTGATTTTTGGAATTTCAAAAGTCATGCCCGCGTCTGGTAATGCTCCGCGAGAGATTGCGTCGATTGATGGACGAGTGCCATTTGAAACGCCGTTAATAACTTCTGAAAGTTGACGAGTTGGAACAAGTCCAGCGTTGTCGGTTGTGTTGTCTGCGGCAAGAACATAGAGGCGAGCCTCTTCTGATCCCATCGCGGCTTGAATCTTGTTCTCAAGATACTTCGCGGCAGTAATTTCGATTCGTGGTGTAGCTGTAAAGCCGCCCACTGGTCGAGATGACGCTGTGATGGATTGAGTAGCTTCTACCGTCTCAGCGGTTGAAGCGTCTTTGACGGTGTCTTCCACTTCGTCTCCTTTTTCTTCGGTTGATGGTGTTGCTTCTGCGTCATCTTTTGACTCAGAATTTTCGTCTTCGGTCGCGGCGACTTCAGCGACCCGGGCTGATCTAACAGCTGGCTCGGATACAAGTGCGACCCCAGTCAATTCACCGGACAAGACTTTCATTGTGCCGTCTTTAAGTGTCTCGTATTCATTCACAGCCAATTCAATCGAGAAGCCGTCGCGCAGACCTTCGATGGCTTCAACAAGTGCGTCCGATCCAGATGTGGTCTGCGCGATTTTGAATGAAGCATTGATGGCTTTGTCGCCGTCCATTTCCATGCTCAAAGTCTTTCCGATTCTGCGAGCACGATCATGTTCAAGATTTAGAAAAACATTTTTTGGCTCGATTGAACCTTTTGCAAATACGACTTTTCCAGTGCTTGCATTGGCTGGTTCATCGAAAGCGACAATGCGCCCGGTGATTGTCCGGGAGTCAGAGTCAGCCGCCGTGATTGTGAACGGTGTTGTGATTTTCATAGAAGCATGTCCTCTTCCTCGCGTATTTCCTCGACACTCATTGCGCCGATTTCGTTTAGTATCTTATAAACTTGCGCACGCTGTAATGGATCGCCACGCAAGAAATCATCGATGTCGAATTTGCACTCTGTTCCTTGACTTATAAAATCCTGAAAAGAGAGCCTCTGCTCAATGACTGACATTGTTGATCTGAAAGCGAAGTCAATTAAATCGCGACGCTTATCGAGTGCATTTGAATAAGTAAATGTCGTTGGTTGTGCGTCCGCGAAGTAAGCCGGTAATCCGCACGCTCTGGCGAGCTCCAGACTCACATACATTCTCGCTTCATTTAGTTGAATCGCTTTGGGATCAAAGCCAGCTTGTTCGAGAGATACATCTGCATTTAGAAAAGCCGTCGATTTTTTATTTCGTCGAGCGTTACCAAATGATGTCAAAAGATTTGCAACACGGTCTTTTGGTAACGTTGCGCCAGTGGATTTCAAAATCATCAATGGATTTGGCTCATCGGCAAAATTCATCGCTGCTTTTTCTAGCGAAGCCGCCGCTTTAATTGTGCGACCAGCTCTTGAAAGTAAACCTTCAGTAACTCCGGCAAATTGCACAAGATTATTTGGATCGACATACTCTTGATCAATTCTGTATCCCACAATTTCAGTGACCATCGGATTGACTTCAACAAATACGCGCTCGGGTGCAATTCTTTCCATCGAGCGAATCTTTCCGGTGTCTGCATAACGTTCTGTTACATAAGCATAAGCAACAGGGTGGAAAAATAAATCGCTAACAATCCAGCTCCAAAATGTAACACCCGGGATTCGTGGGTCGGGTTGATTGACTACGCGCGGAGCTTGAACCTTCTCGCCCGTTGCAACATTGCGAACATGAAGCGGCAATGATCCGATTGTCTGCATAACCCCAAGACATCTCGCCACAGTAGGCACGCTCATTGCTTCCGCTCGTGTTGCGCTTACGATTCCCGAAAAAAATATATTTGAAGTCTCTGAGTAATACGGTGCAACCGAAGCCGCCGCAACATCGACGGATTCTGGAGTCGCGGCAGTTCGGATTGTTGGTGTAAAGAAATCAAGAAAACCCATGCGCAAATTTTAGCCGGGGACTTTTACTCTTACCCCACCATGATGTCAAGGTCTGACTCTGGGCGTGTCGCGTAATGCGTTACAAGTGCCGCCGCGACGCAAGCTGTAACGGTTGACTGCGACGCTCTGCGACCAATAGACCAGCCCCCATCTCCAAAAGGTAATCGAGCCGCCGACAAAACTTGTTTGGTGAATTCCGGTTGATTGCTATGCCGAAAACGCTTTGAAGTAATCGCCCCGAGAAGCTCGTCACAACTCTGTCCATAAAGAGCCCCGTCGATGTCCGAGATCGGAATTCCGGCGGGCATAAGTCGAGAAGCTATTGCCGAAGCTGTCCGCTTTGAATAAGCGACGACTTCCGTGGGGTATTCGCGGCAATATGGCGCAACATCATTTGCCACAGCTTTGTCATCGAGTGAGATCGGATTGTGCCAAGTGTGCATGAGCTTGACATAGAACCGCTCCGCGTCAATTCTTTGAGCCGCAACAAGAGCCGCATTTTTACGATCTGGGCTGACATCGATTGCGAACCAAGTTTGTTTTTCCGGATCAAGCTCGAGAGTGTCATCGGCACATTCAGCAAATGAATCGCTCGGGATTGCGGCGGAGATTGTTTGAACCCATCTACACAATACCTCGGTGCGAACTACATCGGGCGGATCATTCAAAACTGCTCTCAAATTGTCGATGTGCACAGTGTGACCGAGTGCCGGATTTGCCATCGCGGCTCCAGCCCAGAATCTCGGTGAGTCATCGATTGCGTCATAATCACTCGACCATTCGAACCAGCCAATGTCATCATTTGTCCCACCCATTGCCGCGGCAAGCCCGCGCTCGCGTAATTGGTTGAGCACTAGGCTGTGTTGATCTCCGGCGTTCGATAGCGTCCACAGCTGAGGATTGTCAGCCGCCATCATGGTATATCGAAGCGAAGCCCATGTGGTTTCGTCTTTCATCTCTCGGGTCTCATCAATGAAAACCGTCTCCGGCTTTGAAATTCCGCGAGCCGCACTGGCTCCAGCTTTGACCATGTAGCGATTGCCTGTAATTGTCTCAATCTCTTCGGATCCATGAGCCCAGCGAATTCGCTTGACTTGTTTTGCAAGCCCTTCATTTGATTCGATGATCTGCACAAGATCGCGGAAAGTCTCCAGCGAAGTCGTGAGCCGATGAGCTGTGCCGATTTGAAGCTGTTGATTCCACTCAAAGAGATTCATTAAAATCTTAGCCTTCATGAGCGTGGTCTTACCCTGTTGACGAGCCACAACGATATTGACCAGCGGGTGCACCCATCTCCCGTCCGGCTTAATTTTGTGAGCGTGGATCGCGATAAATTCTTGCCACGGCATAAGCGGCATGTTGATTGAGTTACAGAAATCAATCATTTCCTGTCCGCGACTGGGCAAATCATTCAATTTGGTGTGGATTCGTGGAGTCGGAGAGCCATAAAGCTTCTCCAGCCCCCCCTCTTCTAGCCCTGTGAGCCCGTCTGAGCCTACTGCGACCAGTCGGGGACTCTTTGAGTCCTCTGGCGTCCTAAGCATGGCTTTCCGAGTCGTTTGGTGGTGAATTAAAACCTC